ATGCAGGCTCAAGCAGGACTCCGTGGGCAGAGGATGGATGGAGCACCAATTCAAGAATTGCGCCACGGAGGAGGAGGCGAGGAAGGTGCTGGAGGAATTGAGGCGTGGGCTTCCCCCTAAGCTGCATATTTTAGACCGGGAGTTCATGAAGGCCAAGGGAATGCCTGTTGTAGGCAGCGTGATCGGGAAATACAGCGACCATTTGCCGCCAGAGCCGCCGCTGCCAGCCGGGAGCTATTACGCATACCAAGCGAACCCCAACGCCGACTTTTGGTCGATATGCCAGATTTTGAAAAAGGGCCGGGGCTGGCGGGAGCAGGGGTTCGGCACTTACAACACCAAGGAAGAAGCCCAGAAGATGTTCCTGAAGCTCGTGGCAATCGGGCACGTAAAGTGAGGGCTAGTCGCTGTCCTGCGTGAAGGCGTTCCTGAGCATGCGCCAGAACACGTAGATAATTGCGGGGCTGATGTTCCCGAGCGCCATCAAGTAGACGCTGGCTTCCCCGTAGATGTCGTGGTATCCGCAGTAAGGCAAGCTGAGGAAGCCGCCGAGCAACGAGCCCAGCCAGCCGAGGCACGAACGCACATTGGTCCCGTCGTCGTCCCGCCCCGTGCGCTCGTTGCGCCCCATTTCCAGCCACCGTGTGACGGCGGCGAACCAAATGCAAAACCCGAACGGCCCCAGCACGCCGATAACGACCTTGAAGAACGTGTAGTCGGGCGGGTTCCAAGGATTGTCCCGCATGTATTCGAGATGCGCCCCGTAGACCATCCACAGGAGGATGAACGGGTAGAAGGCGAGGAACAGCGTGATGAAGAACAGGCGGCTCAGGATATAGCTCATTGGGCAGCGTCCTTGCGGATTGTCCGGCGTTCATCCAGAGGACGCCATTCGCCGCAGCAGGGACAGCGAAGCGGCGGATGCTGGTAGATAGTGAGGCGGAACTGCGGAGCCTCGGGGCATAGCCAAACGGCATAGCCGCCCCGAGGGGATTCGCAATCGACGACGGTGTGGCAGTCCGGCATTAGGACTTCGCCGCCGCCTTCACGGCCTTCGGGGACTTGTTGCCGTGCCATCTTTTGAGGCCAGCTTGGCGCAATTTTTCGCGGGTCTCGGCGGACATGCGGCGGCGGGGCTTGGACGCAACGGGACCGCTGAGGACTGCGATTGCATTCTTGAGCCTCGTGACACGCTGGGCGGCGGGATGCGCAGCCAACTGAGTCTCGGCGGCTTGAAGCTCCAAACGAAGGGTACGTAGGGCGTTTGTCATGTAATGCCTCCTTGGTCCGGAGAGTAACGCGGCAGGAGGCGTCGGGCCCAGTAGGACTTTGGGGCCAATTTTGGATAGGACTAATCCACGCGCATGCCGCTTCCACCTGCCTGTTTTATTCAGGCTCCCGCCCCGCAGCTTTACCCAGCCCCGTGCTTCACGCCAGCAGCCCACGGAGACAAGATATTGGTTCCATGTGATGCCGCACCGCCTGCAACGGGGATTGACGCCCCGGCGGTGCGGGCACCGCTCCCTAAGCGTGGCGGGCTTCAATGTCCAGCCCCTCGTCCAAGATGCAGACGTTCAGGGTGACGACACTGATGCTGCGGGCATTGCTCTTGATGCATTCGAGGTACGCCCGCTCGGCGTCCGACCACACGCCCAAGACGATGCTCGGGCCAAGCGGCTCGTGCGCCTGCACGACGTAGAGCTTCATGTCGGGGTAGAGGAAGAACCGCTTGTTCATGCCCCCACCATGCTTTTGCTCGGCACCGTGACAACGAGCGTGCGCTTCGTCGGATCGACGTACTGCAACTCGTGGTGGAGCCCGGCTTTTGCGCACCAGACAATCAAGTCGTAGCGGCAGTTGATGCCGAGCTTGAAGTAAATGTTGTGGGCGTGGGTCTCGACTGTCTTGGTGCTGAGGAACAACGTGAAGGCAATGCTCTTGATGCAGCCTCCGTGGGCGAGAAGCACTGCTATTTCTTCCTCTCGCTTCGTGAGGCTGAGCCTAATGGGCCTGCAAAACTTGTTGATGTTCACCGGGGTCTCCTGTTCAGGGCTTGGGGACAGGGAAGCCGGATTTGATTTAACAGCCTTGTTACTTTCTGAGGCTAACGCGGGGCCGGGGGGCCTCCGTCAAGCAAAAAAGCCCGAGGCATAAAAAACGGGGCAGCGTTTGGACCGCTTCGTTGGAATGCGGTAGCTGCCCCGGTGTTCGGTTTTACGTTGTTACCAATGCTTTAGGTATGCAGGAAACTGCCGTGGAGTTTTCGCTGCGGGAAGTGCGCATGCCCGGCCTTGCGGTTGCGGGCGCTCCACGGCTTCCTCGGTTAAGGCGTTATAAATCTCGGATCGTCGATCCCGAAAACTTCCGCGCTTGCCTTGCTGTGCAGGGCATACCATCGGCCGTCGATCCTGACGGCAGCGGCACCGTCCTCCAGCGAGTTCAGGCGGTTGTATGTAGAGTCCTTATTGAAGCGCATGCGGGCTTGGATTTCGGGCGGCAGGGAGCCGGGATGCCTCACGAGGTCGAGCCACAGCGCATGGCGGTCCCATCCCTGCGGGCTCCGGCTGCGCAATTGCGCCTCCCGGTTATACGCCCTCATCTGTTCGATTGTCATGCTGCGGTACTTTCCCATTATCCCTGCCCCCACAACTTGCTGCACTTCATGATCTGGCGGACTTGGTCCTCCCGCCATTCGTAGGTGAATATGGCGCAGTCGCCGTCCTCGTAGAGCTTGCTGACGGCGTCCAGCGCACGCTTTGTCTGGATGGGATTTAGGGCCTTAAGCTTGGGGGCCGCTTTTTTCTGGATAGGCTGACGCCGGGGATTGGATTTCTTGCGCATTAGAAGTACCTCGTGAGCAGCTTCACTACGTGGCAGCCGCCACGGAGTTCGCCCGTCTTGCGGCATACGTCCATGCCGCAAAGTTCCGTGAGCCGGGGCGCAAATTGGTTGCGGTTAGGCAGTCCCAGTATCTCGGCGATCTCATGGCTCGTGAGGCCCATGGGATGCTGGCGCAATAGATCGACCAGCGTCGTGTACATCTGCTGGCGGCCGAGCTTAGCTTTCTCGAATGCCAATACGGATGCCAAGGCGTTCCCGTGCTTCGCTGCGCAGATGTCGTCGGGCAGCGGATGCCGCTTGGCGGCTTTTCCCCTGCCGGGGGCCGTCGCATCTTCAAAAATTGTTTCTGTTGCAGTATTTGGTTCCATCATCGTTGCTCCTTGGCCCCGGCTCGTAACCGGGGCTTTTTTATTTCCAAATTTGCGGCTGCGGTTGCCATCCACGTAACGGGTTATCCCCGCAGCCTGTGATCGCACCAAGCGCCCATGGAGCGCCCCCGCTTAGGTGCCATATGCCTTAGAAATATTCGAACTTCAGCGCCCGAAGCTCTACCAATGATTCGAGTAGCGACTCCATGACGCCCTTGCTGACGACGCAGTCCCGTTGATCCCTTTCGGCATCGAGCAACTCCTGCCTCGCCGTTTCCTCCACCCAAGCCATCTCCCGGCGGCCCATTAGAGCGACCCCGTTTCTTCGAACAGCTTCGTCCAGTAGGCCTTCCAGTCGCTCATTGCCGGGTAGGCGAGGCTTACGGCCGGCTGGTGCTGGGGCATCGCCATGCGCCTCGGCGACTCCCGTTCGTCTATCTCGCACTGCAATCCTTCTATCCATTCCTTTGTTGCGCTCATCGTCGGGTCTCCTTGTTTGGGAAGCCTTACTAAAGCTTCCTCACCTAAGGGTTCGGAATTGGGCCTTTTGCGGGAGTTATCAAACTCGCGGAATCTTTCATGCGAAGGTCGAGGGCAGATGTCAGTGAACGGGAAAATCTGACTTTCAAACGTAGGGTGTCGGGTCATTGCAAGATGACTTCGGGGCGGTTGCCTATCTCGCCGCCCCACTCTTTTACTCCGGCAGGGATGGCGGCCTCGACAACCGTGACAGTTAAAGAGAGCAAGACTGAGAGATAGGAAATGACAAAAGAAGAAACGAAAGCATTGGTTGAGCGCGTGCGCAAGGCCAAGAACCGGGAAGTGATGTCGGAGTTCATCCGCATCGGGCAGTCGGACTTATATGATTGGCAGGAAACCCGCCGTGCGGTGCTGAAGGAGATCGCCTTCCTTCAGGTCAACGACGAACGGACCAAGGTGCCCGAAGGCAGCCCATATAAGGGCGACTACGTGGGCTGGTGCTACGCCAGCCAGAAGTTCATAGCATGCCGCGTGGGCTGCGGGGAACGCTGGGTCAGGGATTGCGTAGGGGTCTTCGAGCAGGACGGCGTCATCGAGACCCGCAGTTGGGTTGACCATCTGGGCTACCCGCACAAGGAATACCACGTGAAGGAAGACGTGGTGACGGCGCACCAGCGCCCCAAGGATTACCTCGAAGAAGGCCGCAACCGGCCGCAGCGCGGCGGCAACAAGAAAGCCAACGCCGGGTCGTTCAAGAAGGGCAACAAGGCTCGGAGCCATAGGAACAGTCAGCCGTTGCCACAGGAACAGTCAGCCGATAGCCATAGGAACGGTCAGGCGAATGCCATAGGAACTGTCAGCCGTGAGCCACAGGAACACCCAGCCGTTAGCGATACGGCTGACAGTTCCGTGAAGCCCGTTGTATTTCAGCCCGTAGCTCCGGTCGCTTCGCTCCCTGCGCATTCAGCGGGTTTCGTTTCTAGCGAGTCCAGTACAGCACGAGTAGAAGCTAGTGCCGCCGTGCGGCGGGACGGGCAAGGCTCTGCGGGTTGCTCGTCTAGTTCAAAAACTGAAAAACCCATGGGGTCTGTTGCCCAAGAGCGTAAGCCCCTGCCCAATAGGCTCTGCTACCCAGAAGCCTTCAAGGACTGGAAGCCCGGCATGCGGGTGCCCAAGTGCAAACGCTGCTCTGCCAACCTGCACCCCAACGAGAACCACGTCTGCGAAGGCTACGTGCCCCAGCTTCCGGCCCGCGACCCCGAGCTACGTGAAGCCCAGCACGACTCCATGCGACAGGAGATCAATGGCCGCCGCCAAGCGCGGCGTCAAGAGCTTGAGGTTCAGGACATGGAATTTTAGTCCTGACCCGAGGATAGACCGAAACCCTCATGCCATGCTCATCGCTCGCATTGCGAGCGTTACGCCCGTAAGGGCGAAAAGGAGCCGCTGGGTTAGCGGTCGTCAACCAATGCAACCACAAACACCAAAACAAACAACAACGGCCAACGGGAGGGAGCCCCGGCTCCCTCGTCCATCATTGCGAGGCATAGGCCTATGCCAACGCCGAAGTTTCCCGACTACCGGGTATCTAATTAGGAAGGCTTTCTAAGGCTAACGAACATGAGCGTATTGGACATACAACTGGAAGACGCCCGGCAGGCATTGCGGGCGAGCAAGAAGGGGCTGACAGTCAGCGGCCTCGGCAAGAAGACGGGCATGCCCTACCACACGGCCTTCAAGGTCGTGCAGATGCTCCGGGTAGCGGGCGAGATCGAAGCCGCAGGATTCGTACCCACTGGCACGCATCAGGCGCAGGCATGGAGGCTGAAGTAATGCCGCCGCTAAAGCAAACGTTGGCCCCGGCGACGATCAAGCAGTACCGATGCCGCCTGCGGAGCGCCATCGCCGCTGGGCATGCGCAGCAGGCGGAATGGCTCACGAAAAGGCTTGGCCCGCATGCCGAGAACCTCGGACTCCGACGACCGAAGGGCGGCCCGCTCAAGCCCGTCACAATCAAGAATTACAGCCAGCAATTGTGCAGCAGCCGCATCGCGCTGGAATTGATCGAAGGGGGCCACATGGAGCAATACCGCGAAAGCTGGCTGACCCCGGAATACGAAAGCGGGCTTAGGCAGGACATCGCGAGGCTCGAAGCCCGGCTGGCAGCACAGGAGAACGAATAATGCCCGAACGCAACGAAGTGAACGAGGCATGCGACCGGGTGGTGGACGCAAGCAACAGGATCATCAGATGCAAGCTGCACCCTAAAGCCGACCTGTGCTACACGGAGTTCTCCAGCGGCCCTTATGCTGGCACCGTATCATGCGCCGACTGCGCGCTGGGGCGCACCCCGAGTCGCCGATCTACAGATAGCGGACTTAAGCTCCGCATCACCGATGAGCGGCTTGGTGAAATAGCCCAGAGCGTCTACAACCTCATCGAGCACGGCAATCCCTATGACCCCACACGTTCATGGAACGAAGCAGTAGCGATCCTCCGCAAATTGCTGGAGGGAGCCCGTGGGTAAATTCAGAACATTCGAGCAGCGTGTTGAAGCCATGGACGAATACATTTCGTTCAAGGTGAACAACTACTGGCTCATCGACAAAGAGAAGAAGGAGTTCCTAACCGACCGTCTGGCTCACATGTGCTTGTTTGACCTTGCGCACTCCTGCTACTTCGCCGGATACCACGCCTCAAAACAGGAAATGAAGCTGCCTACGCAAAAGGATTACGTGTTCCTGCCTGATGCTCCGGGTCGCGCAGGTTCCAGCGGGAAATGGGTTCTCAGGGACAATTGGGACAAGGGTTAGGCTTCACGGGCCTACGAATGCCTCGGCCCTTTGAGCGAGGCATGCATCTAAATAGCAGAGGCATACGACATGACGATCATCGAAACAATCAAGAGCCTGTTCCTGCTTGCTGCGCTCATTATGCTGCTGGTGGAAGGCACGAAGCTTACGATATGGCTGCTTAAGGATTTGTTCACTCCCATGACCGAGGCAGAACGCCAGAGGGAAGAGGCAGGCTACTAATGATCCGACAGGTAGAAGTAGCTAAGAGGAGCCTGCAAGGATTGCCCGCAGGAGACCAGCTATACCACTTCGTCGCGGACAGCACGACTAAGCCCGGAGAGAAGTATTACGTGGCCGTGCACTACATCTACGACGGCTTGGCTGGCGGCATCAGGTCAACCTGCCAATGCTGGGATGCCTTCAGCCGCTTCCCGCAGGACCGTTGCAAGCACCAAATCGAAGCCATCGAGTTCATGCTCCAAGAGATGGCAGTCCCTAAGTGAGGAAACATGCTGGACAAACTAGCTAAGCTGCTGCACCAAAACGAAGGCAACATCGAGCGGGCTCGCGGAGCCGAACGTGTCGTCCACAGCAATCATCGGCCGTGGGAATCGCTGACCGAGGACGAGAAGGCTCCCTACCGGGCGCAAGCCATCGAGGCACTGGGCACGCCGGACAATTACCGCCTGCCTCTTGATTCCGCCACGCTGGAGCGCATCCTCCTGCTTGCGGGCACGCAGCGCCTCACCTACACGCCGCCCAACGCATGCTACTGGAGCCTGCCCGTGAGCGTGGACAGCCCCAACACCATTCCCTGCGGCTACCAGCTATCGGAAGCCGACCGCGCAAACAAAATCCGCAACTGCCCGAAATGCGACGGCGACCTCGTGCCCAAGCTCCGGGTGCCCGTCTACGACAATCCCAAGAAGGCGTTCCTCACATACGACATCGACCGGATGCCCCAGCACCTCATGCCCGTGCAAAGCGTGCTCGACCTTAAGGCGCTGAGCGAGATCGTGACTACGTATCTGGACGGCAAGCAAAGCCTGCCTCCGTTGGAGCAGCGGGCCGTCGGGCAATACAAGCCCAAGGCATTGCGAAAGAAAAAGAGGGTGAACTAGTGAGCACCATCGCCGCAATAATTCTCATCACGGCGGTCACCATATTCGGCTTGACCCTTGTCCCTTACTGGATGGGCATGACCGTTGGATTGGTGAAGAAGTATTTCTGTGCGGGCTATCGCTTCGCCCAGAGCAAGAGACCGAGCTAAGTTTTCCCGCCTCGATCAAACCCCCCACTCCCTCCCCGATGCCTGTATTTGAACTACGGGCTTCTCCTGTAGGCGACACATTCGCCCCGGAGGCTCCTTTGCACCCCGAAGTCCGCACCACGCTCGACAACCACGAAGCACAATTATCAGAACTAAGCAACGAAATCCGCGCCACGGAAGACCGCGTCAAGGCGCATATCGACACGGAGACCCGTGGCTGGTTTGCGCAAGTGCTGGAGGGCATTGCCAGCCTGCGCGGCGCATTCGTAGACCGCCAGTCGGAGTTCGACGCACGGCTCGCCCAGCTTGAAGCCAAGCTCGACCATATCGACCGCTTTGGCTCGAAGTCGGGCCTCAGCACGTCCGAGGCATTGGGCAAGTTCATCACCGCAGTGCTCGAAGGCCGCATCCAGCGGCTTGAGGCGTTGGTGCAACAGTTGGAGTCCAACCTCCAGCCCGTCGATTTGCCCACTGGCATAAGTACGGCGTGCAATGCCCCGGAGCCCGAGGCGCAGTAATGAGCGACGAGATAAAGAAGCCCGGCCCCCTGAGCACCGAGCAGGCCCGCGCCGCACAAGCCAAGGGCGTCATGCCCCGCGCCCACAAGCTCCGCCAGATGGCGCTGTTCCGCGAGCTACTGGAAGCCCCCGATGGCGAGATTGCGTCCGGGGAGCCCAACCGCACCCGGCTGGAATCCATATTCGCCATGGCGTGGAAGGTCTTGGTCACGAGCAAATCGAGCCGCTTCAAATTGAAAGCCGCCGATTTCCTGCTGAAGCACTCCTATGGCGAGGCTCCGCCCCTTAACATGGACGAGTTGCAGGGCAGGGTGCAGGTGATCAACATCGCATTGCCCGAACTCCCTAGCGGCACACGCGTGGGCATTGCGCTCCAGACGCCTGACAAGCCGCTGCGCCCCGAGTTCGACGATGAGCCCCAATCCCAAGACATGTAAGAACGGCTGCGGCATGGCTCCCCGGCGCATTGCACGCGGGTATAAGAAGGCAGGCGGGGACCAGTCCCGTGGAGAGTTCTGCTCCATACGCTGCGCCAAGTCCTATGCCACCAAGGCGCGGCGCAAGGAGATCAGCGCCCGTGTGTCCCAAACAATGCTCGCCCGCCGCAAGAAGGGGCTGGCCGTCGGCGTGTACAAGGGACGAACCCCCACGTTCGGGGAATGGCTGCCCCGTATCAAAGCCTGAGGGCAATGCGCCCATAACACAGGACGCCGGGCGACGAGGCATGGCCACGCCATGCGCCCCGAACACGCAGGCGCAATGCACGCCAGACCCCGAGGCATTGCGCCACAGGGCACATAACGGAAGATCGCCTGTCCTGCGGGCTGTGGACGCTGGCACTGGGCACTATACGACGTAGCATGGCGTAGCCATGCACCCCGAGGCGCAGCCGCCGAAGGCGGCGAGCACGCCCGCCCGCAGGGCGGGCGACCAATACAGGCATCGGGGAGGGAGTGGGGGGTTTGGCTGATAGTCGGGCACATGCCTCGGGCTCCGTGCCTCGGGCGCACCGCAAGGTGCGGCGGCAACTAGGGTCTCTTTTTGGCTAAAACCGGCCCCCTATGACCCAATTTCGGCCGGGCACGGTTCGCGGCGGGGCGATGAGCCTCAATTTTTTATTTTCCGGGCATAACCTGACTTCGGGTCTCTCTGGTAGGAGACTCAGATGGAAAACCCCTTTTCCGACCTCACGCCGCGCCCGGACTACCTGTCCGAAGATGGAACCCTCGACATCCTGAAGAAGTGGGAATGGAATCCCAAGCAGCTTGACCTCTACAACCTCTCCGTTCGCCAGATTTTAGCTGTAGGGGGCGTGCGATCCGGCAAGACCGCTGGAGCGGAACAAGTCGGCATCCAGAAAATCCTGCTTCGCTACCCCAAGTCCAACGGCCTGATCCTCCGACGCACCTACAAGGAACTCAAGTCCGGCCCCATCGAAGACTTCCGCGAGCATGTGCCTCAGGAGCTTTACACCCTCAAGGAGTCCGACCTCACTGCCCATTTCGTTAACGGCTCGAAGCTCGTGTTCGGGCATTGCAAAACGGGCAAGGACCGCGACATCGAGCAGTACCTTGGCACTGCTTATCCCTTCATCCTCGTGGACGAATGCTCCCAGTTTTCCGCCGATGCTTGGACCACTTTGTTTTCCCGCAACACCGTCAATCCCGAATGCGAGCCCGACCGCACCCAGCCTTGCGGGGGCTGCGGCAATCCCCAGCAGTGCGGCTACCCCTGCCTCCCTGATCCCATCTTCATGGGAGCCACCAACCCCTTCGGCCCCTTCTGGGACTACTACCACAGCCAGTTTGTTTTGAAAGAGCCTTACTTCCGGCCGGATGGCGCGAAGCGCGACCGCAACGGCAGGTATTGGATCGTGCAGGACGGCATCGATCCCCAACTTATCTTCGATCCCAACGATTACGGCTACGTGCACAGCACGGTTCTCGACAACCCACATGCCTTGAAGCGCGACCCCGGCTTGATCTCCCGCCTCAACATGCTTCCTAAAGGAAAGCGGGACAAATTTTTGCTCGGCTTGATGGACAAGGCGAGCGGCGTCTACTTCGAGTGCTGGGAGCAATCCACCGACGTCATCGACACCCGCCTCGATCCCGAGGCAATCATCTGGCAGCACTGGCAGCCCGTGTGGGGCGGCTGGGACTGGGCTATCGGCACGCACTGGAATACCTGCTACTTCTTCACCAAAGCGTTGGTCCGCAACTCCATCGGCGGGGAATACAGGCTCAAGACTATTTGCTTCCGGGAATACGTGACGCAGGGCAAGACCGACAGGGAGATGAGTGCTTGGATAGCGCAAACCCTGAAGTGGCCGGACACCGGGGAACTGATCCGCACCATCCATGCGATTTATTTTTCGCACGAAAAATTCGACCGCCAAGTCGGCGAGCACACTCCGGCCGACATGCTGAGCCAAGAGCTTATGGTCGTGGGCCTGCCCGGCGTGAGCCCCGCAGCCTCGAAGCCCGGCTCCCGCATTGCCCGTGCCTCGCTTATGTACCAGATGCTTGCCCACCGGGAACTCGTGATCCTCGACACCTGCACGGAGATCATCCGCGCTATTCCCAACCTCATGCGCAATCCCGACATTCTCGACGATGTTTTCAAGCCCAAGGGCGCGAACAAGGCTGACGACTGCTACGACGGATTTTCCTACGGCCTGTTCGGCTACTTCAATCCCGAGGAGAAGCCCGAGGAAATCAAGATGAGGGAAAAGCTTGCCTCGATGGACAGCTTCAACCGCCACCTTGAGATGTGGAAGCGGACCATGGACAGGAAAGCCGTGGACGAGATGCCGGAGCACCGGCCGTATTGGCAGGACCGCAAAGAGGAGAAATAGCATGGCTGGATTTTGGAGAAGGCTGGTTCACGGCGAGTGCGACGTGCGCACCGAGGCATTGAAGCAGAGCACGGACACGGCGAGGCAGTGGCACGAGCAGCGCCTCGCGGAAATCATGTCGCTCGCTTCTGAGCGTCTGGCGGACAAGGAACGCATGATCAGCGATCGCGACAAGCTTCTTGCCTCGTTGCGAGAGGAGCTTGCTCAGGCACGGGGCAAGATCGATTTGATGGAAACCGTCATGATGCCGCTGAGTTCCCGTGCAGGCGGAGCCTACGTGGAGGCATTGGGCGGACGGGAGGCTGAAAAACCCGATTTCGCTTCCTTAGATGACGGCGTTAGCTCGTGGAAAAGATACGTGGGCGACCACATGGACAAAGTCGATGCCGAGCCCGAGCCAGAGCCCGCCGACGCCGAGTAACCGACTGAGGAACTGAATGGCAACCTACGCAGAAGACACACGGGGCAACGAAGAAGACACCCTTCACGATATTTCCGAAGAGCCCAACGAAAACGCGGAAACAGAGAACGACGAGGACGCCGAAGGCCAGCCCGAAGCCGAGGCTGAGGACTACGTTGCGAAATACGAGCTAGGGTGCTACGCGCCGTGGGATTGGTCTGCGGAACAAATTTATTTGTCGGACGACCTTGAGGAAGATGTTCGCGGTGCCCTCGTAGGCTTGACACTGATCGCCGCCCGCAGCGACCAAGCAGCACGCAGGTTCGAAGTCGAGCAGGCATGGGAAGCGGAGATGTTCTTCCGTGGCTACCAGCACTTGCTCCCTCGCCGTGGCGGCGGCTTCCAGTTGCCGGGCGAAGACACTAAATGGGGGCCGATGGCGCAGCTTAACCGCCAAGCGGTCTACAACACTAACATCTACTCGAAGACTGGCGACATCCTGATCTCCGCAATCTGCCGCGAGCTTCCGAAGGTCCAGTTCTTCCCCATCTGCCCGGACTCCAACCCCGACGTCACCATGGCGGAGACGGCCAACAAATACAAATGGGTCTATTCGAAAAATAACAACCTCAAGGACATCCAGCGCGACATCGCCCACAAGTTTTGCACTCAGGACCGGGTAGTGCTTTACACCCGGCATGTCCTCGATGCCACGGAATACGGCTTTCAGGACGATCCGGAGCCCGCTTCCCCCGAAACCGCCGAGGCAATGCCCGAGGATGACGCGAACCAAGTAGTCCAACGAATTTCCGAGTTGCTGGGAGGGGAAAAGAAAGAAGCCCGCCGGCCGAAGGGCATGGAGATCACGTCCGTGTTCGACAAGCTCGGCAGCAAGGTGCTGGTCAGCGCAAAGAACCAATCCAAAATGCCGTGGCTCCAGCTTTACGAAGAGGACGACTGTGCCTCGGCCCGTGCAAGCTTTCCGTTTATCAGCGAAAAAATCCGTCCCGGAGGCACGGGCACCGGGGAAGTCGAGCTTGACCGCATCGCCCGCATCAACACCGACCTAGCGTTGCAGGGAGCCTATGTAACGGGCGACTCCTACAACCGCGACGTGACGATCCAGCGCACATGGATGCGCCCCAAGTTTTTCTGGGACCAGAGCGTCAGGAGCGAGATCAGGGAGAAGCTGCTGGAACGGTTCCCCAAGGGCTGCCTCGTTGTCAGGGTCGGCCCGGAGTTCGCTTTCTGCCGCAACGAGTCCCTCGACGACAAGGTGAAGGTATTGCACGCATTGCCCGGCAAGGGCCAGAACCGCAGGGCATTGCTGACGCCGTGCATCAGCGTGCAGAAGCGGCTCAACGACTGGATGGACCTGATGGGCGACTTCTTCGTCCGCACGGTGCCCAAGCGTTTCTACGACCAGAACACATTCGCCGTCGAGAAGATGAAGGAAACCAACAACGTCCCCGGAGGCGCAATCCCGTTCATCCGCCGCCCCGGCACTCCCGTGAGCGAGCTTATCCATCTTGAGCCCACGCCTCAGGCGCAGCCGCAGATGGGGGAGTTCATTAAGTGGTTCGAGTCCGACCTTAACAATGATTTGTCCGGTGCTCTCTCCACTATTTTCGGCGGAGCCACAGACATCAACACCGCGCAAGGCGCTGCGATCCAGAGGGACCAAGCATTGGGACGTCTGGGCGTGCCTTGGAATGCGATTCAGGAAGGCTTTGCCGAATCTCACCGCCAAGCCGTGAAGGCAGCAGCAGAGGCACGCAAGCAGAACATCGACGAGATGGTTGACGGGCATGGCCGCATCACGATCCAAGTGGCGGACATGAACGGCAATGTTGCCTGCTACCCCGAATACGACGCAAATTTTCCCGAGTCTTACAGCCAGCGTGAATCCCGCTTCTACGAACTGTGGAAGTCCGCTCCCGAGAACCCGCTTTCCATGGAGCTTCTCAAGAGCGCGAAGAACCGCAAGATTGCCAAGGATGCCCTGCGCTTCTCCGACCTAGAAATCGTGGGAGCCGCCGAATACGAGAAGCAGGAAGGCGAGTTCGAAATCCTGCTGAAGACCGGGCCCGTGCCCAATCCCGATGTCGTCAAAATCCAGACGCTCATCAAGCAGACAACCGATGGCATGGCTCAGGAAATTGCCACAGGTGCTCACAACCCGCAGGAAGTCCAGCAAGCCGCCCCGATGCTCGACCAACTGGAGCAGCATGCGGAATCCCTGCCTCAGGAAGTCAGCACCGTGCCCGTGGCTCAGGACAAGAGCGAAGACCACGTCATCGAAGCCCAAGCCTGCTACGACTGGATGAACAGCAGCGAAGGCCGCCGCTACAAGCACGGAAGCGAACAGGAGCGGGCCGCATACCAGAACGTCTACGTGCATTGGCAGGAGCACACCGCCATGGCGGAAAAGCTCGCCGACGATTCGCAGGCGCTCAAGAGCACCGGGGAAAGCATCTCCGTGCCTCTGGACAAAATGCCCCCGAACGTCGCAATTCAGGCGCTCGCCAAGATCGGCATCACCGCCACTCCGGAAGATTTCGAGCAGAAGGACGAGGCGGACACCAAGAAGACCGTAACGGAGCGTACCGCCCCGCATGTAATCCGCAAGCTGACGAGGAGCTAACCATGGCAAAGGAACTTATTGCCTTGCTCGCCCGCCACGGCGAGATTCCCGCCAACGACCCGAAGCAAGGCATATTCCGGGGCTGGATGGACGAAGCGTTGGATGACACGGGCGTGAAGGAAGCCAAGTTTGCCGCCCAGAAACTAACCAAGTATCCCATCAAGCGGATCGTCAGCAGCCCCATGAAGCGGGCACTGATGACCGCCGAAATATTTTCCAAAGAACTGGACCTGAAGATCGAGCAGGAAGCCGCCCTCATGCCTTTCCACACGGGATTCCTCACCGGGGAGAACAAGGACGAGTTCGAGGACGTCTACCAATTTTTCATGGACAACCCCGAGATCGCCATACCGAGAGGCGAGTCCCTAGATAATGTGCATGACCGCGTCGGCGGGTATTTCGATTCAGCTTTGAAGCAATCGGAGAAGAAGCTCACCCTGTTCGTGGCCCATAGCAGCACAGCCGTATGCCTCAAGAACCTGCTGGGAGGCAAGGTAAGCCTCTATCCCGGCACCGACGAAGTAGCCCCTCCGGGCAGCGTCGTAGGCATCTATGCGGACGGCGACGGCTACGAGATGGAAGTCCTGATCCAGCAAGGCAAGCCTGCAAATTACGGCTCATAAAAATCCAACTACTGACTCCTGTTAGTAGACGGGCAGCTTTGCCCGTAGGAGACTCAGATGCCAGAAGACTTTTCCATGCTTGATCCGGATTCCGTTTTGTCCGCCGATCCCGAAGAACCCCTAGTAGAAAATACCGACGACCTCGATGCCGATGCTGGTGGTACGGATAACGAAGACGTGTCCCATGAAGACACCGATGCTGCGGATAAGCCTAAGGGCGACGACGTCGAAGGCAAAGAGGGCGATGACAAGTCCGACGATAAGTCGGATGACAAAGAGGGCGATAAAGAAGGCAAAGGCCGCAAGGGCGACGATGACATCGACCTTCGCAAGACCAGCAAAGAAATTTACAACGCCCTCACCAAGTTCCGCGACGCCTCCCCGGAGAACGCCCCGCTCGCCAAGGTATTGCGCCAAGCCATCGGCCATGACCTTGCCTATCAGGAATCCTACAAGACCCCGCAGGAAGCCCGCATTGCCCGTGCGCAGATGGACGCATTGGGAGGTCCGGAGGGCATCGCCAGCACTCAGGAAGTCCTTGCAGACATCGAAGCCACCGACGCAATGCTGGACTCCAGCGACGCGAAAGTGCTGGACAAGTTCGGCGAGAAGCACAAGGCAGGCATCGTCGGGCTTGCACCCCATTATCTTGAGAAGCTCAAGGGCTGGGACGAAAAAGCCTACAAGACCGCCATCCTGCCGCACCTCGTTGACAATCTTGCCAGCGCAGGCTTCGAGGGCGTGCTCAGCGCATTGATCGACGCTGTAAAGGATGAAGGCAGCCCCGATGTGAAGACGATCAAGCAGATCGTCGGAAACCTCCAGTCATGGTTCGGCAACCAGAAACAACAGGCAGACGGAGTCCGCAACAGCCTCACTAACCCCAAATCTGCTGCATTGGACGACCGGGAAAAGAAGCTCAACGAGCGCGACGAGCAGGCTTTCCACGGCGAATGGAAGCAGTCCGTGCGCGAGCACAGCAGCACTGCCATCTGGAAGGAAATGCAGCCTTACGTCAAGAATTTCAACGACAACCAGAAGCGTGATTTCGCTCAGGGCGTGATCGACGAAATCCAGCGCAGGCTCAACGCCGACAAAGTTTACAACAAGCAGAAGGATGCTTTGCTCAACTCCAAGACCCGCAGCAAGGAGCGCATCGTCGCTTTCCAGAATGCAAAGCTCGATTCCGTAGTCGCCGAGGCGGCGAAGACAATTTTCGCCAACCGCTATGGCGGCAAGGCTCCTGTGAAGTCCGCAGCAGCCGACAAGTCAGGCAAGGGCGCAGGCAAAGGCTCGGATGCCCCGGCAACAGGATTGGGCAGCATGAACAGCCCCATCTTCGTCAAGGACAAACCTGCCCGCAATGATCGTGATGCCACCAAAGACCCCGAGGCTCTGTATGAGATCGCTGGCAAGGCTTTCATGAAAGCTGGCCCGTATAAGGGCAAGTGGGTCACATGGCGGGCACCCAAGAAGTAACCGAGGACATTATGAATCCCAAAATACCGCAGAATTTTTCAAGTAGTGGTCCGATGGAGCTTACCCCTGAGGAGCTTGCAAAGGTGCCTGATGCCTTGGGCACCGCTAAGAAAATCGAACTCTACCGGAACATGAAGGCTGTCGCCAAGGACATCACCTATCTGTCGCAGGAAGTCGCCGGGCTCCGAGCATCGTTGCAAGACTTGGTCAATCAGGATAACGAGAGCTTCGCCCAGTTTACCGAAGCGCATAACGGAGTCACGGACCTCGTCCAGACTCTTCGCCTCCATCTTTGGTTCTTGCTTGAAAAAGTGGGAGCCATCGGTGCCGACGGCCTGCCTACCGAAGAGTTCAAGGCGTGGGAAGCTTCCAAGGTCGAAGAGATAAACCGTCTGAAGGAAGAAGCCAAGGCGCGGGGCGAATGGACGGAGCCCGAGGCTCAGCAGCCCACTGTCCAAGCACCACCGGATACGAACGTCAATTAACGAGATTCGACCGATAAATTTTGGAGACGCAGAACATGAACGGCAAATTTCCGTCCTTCGCAAAGCGCATCAACCATGGCGCAGACTCACGTGAATCCATCCTAAAAGGCGTCAACATCCTCGCGGACCTCGTGGAATCCACGCTCGGGCCGGGAGGCAGGTTCATCTGCATCCACCGCCCGATGTCCAAGCCATTCCTCACCAAGGACGGCGTGACAGTGGCACGGGAAGTGTTCCTACAGGACGAGTTCGAGGACGCTGGAGCCCAAATGGTGAAAGACGTTGCGTCCAAAACCTGCAACGAGGCAGGCGACGGCACTACTACTGCCACCTTGCTCGCCCGCACTATCTATTCCGAAGGCTTGAAAGCCACAAGGGCCGGAGCCAACCCCGTGATCCTGAAAAAGGGCATGGATTTTGCTGTCTCGCACGCATTGGTCGCCCTGAAAAACCTATCCCACCAAGTCACCGACGAGGAAGTAGTCAAGATCGCCACGATCAGCGCAAACGGCGACGGGTTCATCGGCGGATTGGTCAGCAAGGCCGTGCTGAAGGTCGGCACTGACGGCGTCGTAGTAGTAGGCAAGTCCCATTCCTCGGAGACCAAGCTCGAAATGGTCGATGGCTGCCGATTCTGGCAAGGCTGGATCAACCCGTACTTCATCACCAACGCGGAGAGGCAGGAAGCCCTGTTGGACAACCCCTACATCTTGATTTTTGACAAGAAGCTGGTCGCTTTGCAGCCCATGCTTCCGTTTTTCGAGAAAATCGCCAAGCAAAAGCGGTCGGTCCTCATCATTGCGGAAAATATCGAGGGCGAGGCTCTCTCCATCCTTGTCAACAACCGACAGGCGTTGCAAACCGTGCCCGTGAAGGCACCGGGATACGCCGTTGACCGCAGTACGCAGCTTGAAGACATTGCCATCCTAACGGGGGCGACGGTAATCACCGATGCGTTGGGCTTGAGGCTCGAAGAGATCGGTTTTGAGCACCTCGGCAACGCCACGAGCGTCACTGTGGGCAAAGAGTTCACCACGATCATCGAGGGCGCTGGCTCGCCCGCAAAAATCCAAGCCCGCATCTCCGAGCTTCGTTCCGCCGTGGACATGGAGCAGGACCAAGGGACCAAGGAGAAGCTTCAGGACAGGCTCAGCAAGATGAGCGGCGGTCTCGCCATCATCAGGGTGGGCGGTGCCTCGGAGCTTGAGGTAGAGGAACGCTGCTACCGGGTGGAAGACGCCATGCACGCTACCCGCGCCGCAATCGAGGAAGGAATCGTGCCGGGCGGGGGAGTTGCCCTGCTTAGGGTGGCACTCACGCTGGAACCCAAGGAATTGTGGGAAGGGAAGCACAAGGATTTCATGGCCGGATTGCGCATCGTGCAGGATGCCATGCTAATGCCCATCCAAAAAATTGCTTCTAATGCGGGATTTGATCCGCTGGAAGTGTTGTCCAAGGTTAGGTCTTTTACCGCCCACCCCAATTCAGGCTTCAATGCCCTAACCGGGGAATACGGCGATCTGAAGGATCAGGGCATCATCGATCCTGCCAAGGTGGTCCGCAGTGCCTTGAGCAATGCAGAATCCATCGCATCCCTCATGCTGGTGACCGAAGGCATGATCGTGCATCCCATGGGCGAATAAAAATTCCAACTACGTAGTGCCCTTAGTAGAAGCTGCCATAGGGTCGTCCGCAAATGACGATATAAACTAAGAACCCTCCAAAAAGCTTCCAACCTCAGCCCAAGGCATATCGGGCAAGCGACTCAGACCGACTCAGACGATCAGCGTCCGCATTTTGGTGGCTGAAATTCAATCTTTTGAGGTTACACCTATGGCTGCATTGCTTGAAGCATCAGTCGAGGCTATCGAAGTCGAAGCGTTTGCGAAAGAAATTCCAGACCTTATCGGCCATTTCGAGACTGCCTACAATCTTTTCAAGGACAACGCAACAGTTGTTCCTATCTCTTACCAAACCCTTGCAGGCGGCACGTCTCGCGGCTCGTTCCGTGTTCCGTTCCGTGTGCAGGGAGGCGCACCGCCCGTTCAGGCTTCCGGCGACCGTTCCTCAATGGGACCGGGCTCCGGGTCGAACTGGCAGGGCTTCGTGCTCTCTCCGGTCTTCCTCTTCAACGTATGCGAAATCAGCTACCTTGCGAAGAAGGCTACCGAGGGCAAGAACCGTGCTCTGTTCTCCGTGCAGGCTGCGGAACTCAAGAACACCCTCAAGACCTTCCTTAACGGCCTCGAAGGACAGTTCAACTCGGATGGCTCTGGCCAGATCGACCAGATTCCTTCGACGGCAACCGTCTCCTCTTCGTCCGGCTCCGGCGCACAGACCAGCTTTATCTCTGGTTTGAACACCGTCGCAGGGTTCGTTGACCAACAGGTCATCAGCGTGTTCCCGTCCATCGGCGGCACGACCCGTGGTACCGCGACCATCTCCTACGTGGACGTGGTCACGCAGACCCTCTTCTTCTCCACCGTGCTTCCGAGCACGGGCGGAGCCACCGCAATCAACGACTATCTAATGGTCAATGGCTCCAGCGGTGCGGCGGGTTCTTCCATCATGGGCATCCGCGCATGGCATGTGAACGGCAACACCGGAACCTTGGCAGGCATCAACCGCGCCAACTTCCCCAGCCGTATCAGCACGCCGACCATCAACCTTAACGGCGGCGCAATAACCCCCGGCATCGGGCTTCGTGCTCAAGTGCTGTTGGGTCGTGCGCTCGGGCCGGATGCGGACTCCATCAAGGAATCCGTGTGGTACGGCCCCGCTGAGCAGGCTTACGCTGTCGGACAGTTGTTCTTCAACGTGAACCAAGCTCTACAGCGTCCGGGCGACTCTAACGACAAGCCTCTGGACATGAGCCGCAAGATGTTCCAAGAGCAGTTCGCTGGCCGCAAATACCACACTTCGTGGACTGCGCAGCCCAACCGTGTTGACCTCCTTCACCTGCCGTCTTGGTATCTCGGCGAGCTTGTCTCCCCCGAGCTATACAACTTCGGCGATGCTGGCACGGTCGTCCCGGTTCCTGACACCAGCACCTCGACGGGCACGTATTACACCAGCTTCATGTTCGCCTACAATGCGAGCTTGAACTTGGCATGCAGCGCCCCCCGTTTGGGCCTCTACATCGGATCGGCTGCTGTTCCGAGCGTCTAATCCAGCCCGATCAAAACCTAACCGCCCCGGCAACCCGCATGGCTGCCGGGGCTTTTTGTTTTTGGACTATGGCATTCATTCACAGGGGCTCATGCCCCCGGAGACTCAGATGAACTCAGATACCGTCTTTATTGACCGCCGCACGTCCGTTGCGGAGGCATCCCCAGAACCAGACCAGAAGCAATACGAGCCTTTCCAGCCTCTCTTCGACCGCGTCGTCGTGCGCAGGATCAAGGAAGCTCCCAAGGACCACAGCTTCGCCATTCCCGAAAAATACCGCCAGCAAACCAACAAGGGCGAAGTCGTCTACGTGGGCACAGGCATGTATCTCGGCGGGGCGTGGCACCCCATTCCCCTGAAGCCCGGCGACATCGTGTTGTTCGGCGAGTATGGGGCGGAGAAGTTTTTCATGGACGGCGAGGAGCTTGAGAGCATCTTCGTCGGCGACATCCGCGCCGTCAAGCGGCTGAAGGCCTAGCCGTGAGTTGGCATCTGACATCGGTCGAACGCAGGCGTTGCCCCGAGTTGTATCAGGAGCAGCTTACCCGTGCTGGCGGCTTGAACCGCAACCGTGAGCCCAACTTCAAATTCGCTTGGGGGCAGACAGAGACATTCCGGGCCGGAGGCACATGGGCGGGCGACGACTTTCCCAGCTACACAGGCTACAGGGATTTGCTTCTGGGCATGGGCGATCCCAGTTGGATGATCCTCCAGTGGCACCGCCCGGAGGAATACGGCACTCCGGAGTCCTACTACGTCAACAATCATGACGACCAAAGCGGCTTGCAGACCATGGGCGAGTATCCGTATCGAGGCAGATACGAAATTCTGTTCAACCTGATCCACCGGGAGATGGCGAACGGGGCGTTGAAAATTTATCGCATGGAACTCAACCCCATGCTGATCGACCGGATCATTCCGTTGGTCGTGAGCGCAAAGGAAATCTCCATCGAGAAGGACATGGCCGCCCGCATCGCCAACCGCGAACGCGAGGAGCAGGAATCGGAAAACAAGATCGAGGCGATTGTGAAGAACGCCCATCCCGCCTTCGATGGCGGAAAAATAAGTTTTGCTCGTCAGGGCGTGAGGAACTCCCTGATCGACAAGAAAATGCTTGAGCTTGCCCGTAGCTGGTCCCAGACGATGGGCGGCATGAAGAAGTCAGGCACAGGGATGATCCAAGGGGGCAGTTTTTAAGCTACCCAGTCCAATAGTGAGGAGACTCAGATATGTCAGACGCAACATCGAAGGTAACCAATCCTTCAAACCACGTCCGTAGCCGTGCTATGGCGGAAAACGAAAACTCTCAGTTGGTCGATTACAACCTTGACCCGCAGATGATTCGCCAGCCGGATTATTTCGTTTACATTTTTTCGGTGAGCGAGCGCGACTTCGATGTCAGCCGTCCGGGCTTGAACATCAGCAAGGTGACGCTGAAAGGTTGCCCGGAAGCAAAATTCGACAAGGCGGCTTATTCGCTTTGCATGAAGGTGCCCCATCCCTATCCCCTGCCTTACGTGGACCAGACCAACGGCCAAATCAGGCTGGAGACGGCATACGGCGAGCGCGCCGCAATGGACATCCTCAACCCCAACCAGAAGACCCTGACGATGGATGCGTATATCGATCCGAAGGTCAACATCGGAGTGGGGGACGACCTGATCGCACGCGGGCTGTTCTTGGTGAAGGACGAGCAATGCACGTTCCGCACCGAAGAGCAGGCACTCCCCGATGGCAAGAAGCACAAGGTCAAGCTTCCGGTCCCGCCCGCTGCCGCAGTAGCGAAGGCAGTCGAGCGCAAGGAAAAGTATTACAACGATTTGATCGACAAGGCTACAGCACTTGAGCACAGCAATCCCGCGGAACTGCGGGATAGCATCACGCAGAACCCCGACTACCATCTTGCGGCCGAATATTTCGACCTTGAGACCAGTTGGCACAAGAAGCATTTGAAGAAGGCAGCCCCGGTGGTATGCCGGAACTGCGGCTTGGAAAAGACCCGTGGAGCAGCGTTCCACTTCCTGCCCAACGGCAGGCCGTGCGTAGAGGATTGGGATGCGGCAATCGAATCGGGCGCAGTGACGGAAGCAGAGCGTCCGGCGAAAAAGGGCGGCAAGGCTTAACGATCTTCCAAGGTGATGGGTAGCGACCTAATAGGTCGTTCATCTGAGTCCGATTGAAAAGTTGCGACTCTAGCCTTGGTTGTTTTTCCTAACGGAGACTCAGATCGGCGTGGAAACACGCCTCGGGTCTCCGTTTTTATTTTGGAGAGCGCATGAGCGGCGAAGCAGTAATCAACGATCCGGGATTTCCGAACCTAAACGTGCTGACCACATTGTGGCGCAGCTTGGTGGGAGACCCCAACGGCGAAATCATACAGGACGGCGAGGCTACGATCTGCCAGCCAATATTGAACTCCGCCCTGCGGAAGCTCTACCGGGAAATCCGGGGCATCAGCGGCCCGGAGCTTATCCGCGACAACGTGATCTTCCTGAACCTGCCTCCGATGAACTCGCCTTCGTTCGGCATCGGAGTGCCGGACCCCACAGTGCAAGTGGGTCTGACTTATACGGGCTGGTATGACGGCAGCCAGTTCAACGGCAATTTTTTGCTTCCCGCCGACTGCCTCCGCGTGCTCGAAGTATGGCAGCGGACGTCCAATGGCGGAAACATGAGCTTCAGCAGGATCGACGAGGCTGCCGATGGCTTGAACCCCGGCAAGCAGTCCTCCAGCCTCGGCCAATTCGAATGGCGTCAGAACGCGCTGTGGTTCAACGGCAGCACCGTGAACATGGACATCAGGGTTCGCTACCTGATGAAGGCCAACACCTTCTTCGGCGTGACGGGAGCGCAGTATCCCAACACCCTTGTGCCTATCCAAGACTGCGAGGACGCCGTGGCTTACTACTGCGCATACCTCTACGACCTTGGCAACGTGGGCACCAGCCCCATTGCGCTGGAAGAATCAAAGAAGCTTGCCGAGGACGCTATGTTCGACCTGAAAAACGAAATCGTGCGAAGCATGCAGGGCACCGATTACCACCGCCAGCCATACGGCAACTCCTATGACGGCGGCGGCAGGATTCTAGGACAGTAAGGAAAACACATGAGCACTTTGTACCGCGACGACAGAATAGTAAGAGACCCCAGCGGGCGTTCCATCCCGAACGCGCAAATCTACTGGTGCCTCCAGCCAGCCGTCAGCACAACGAATCCCCCGTCTCCGCTCGCTTCGCTCTTCACCGACAGCACCGGAGTAACTCCGCTGTCCAACCCTCAGGTCACCGATGGGTTCGGGCATGCTGCTGCCTATCTTGCGAATGGCATCTACACGGTCGTCTACGTGTGGAACGGGCAAATCCAGCAGGTATTCCCCGACCAGCTTGTGGGCTTTGCTTCGCCCACATCCGGCGGCCCGATCCTCAACGTCAAGGACTTCGGCGTAGGAGTGGGTCAGGCACACGGCATCAGGCTCGGAGCCTCGATCAGCAGCGGCAGCGCAATCCTCACCATTGCCTCGAACGGCCCGTGGCTCTTCGCAGCCTCCGACGTCAACTCCCTTGTCAAAGTGCCGGGCGCAGGTCCGGGCGGGATGGACATCAACGGGGCTGTCATCACGAGCTTCATCAGCACCACGCAGGTCACCATCAGCATTCCCGCTTCCACGACCGTCACGAGCACGACCGCCTGCTGGTATGTGACGGGGCAGGATGTTATCGACCGCACGGCATTGAACGCAGCCAATGCTGCGGCTGGCCCGTTGGGTGCCCAGATCACCGCTGGCCCGGGCTTCTTCCTTTACGACATCACCCCGACGTGGAACGTCAACGTATCGGGCTTCACCGGGGCAGGCGTCAGGGCCACCCTGTGGATCGCCAGCAACAACAATGCAGGCAGCTTTTACAGCCTCACGAATCCTGTGAAGTGGCAGCAGATCGGCGGGTTCAGCCAAGGCTTCAGCGTCTATCTGCCGGGCTACCAGCCCTGCGCAACGGTCACGGCTTACAGCATCACGTCGAACGTAGGAACCTTCACGGTCGGCAACGCCATCACCCTGCCCGTGGGTCAGCAAGTCCTGCTCCAGCTTTTCCAAGCTGACGGCACTTTGGCCGCCCGTGGAGCAGTCAACAACGTTTTCGTCACGGTCCTGACTTCTTCGTCTACGCAGTTCACTGCAAACATCACTGCGCCGAATATCTCGGTCGCCACTGAAATTGGCATCGCCACGCCGGACGTAGACGGCTTCAAGATCGGCAGCGGCTTGTGGTTCGGCATCATGGAAGAGGTCGAAATCTACAACCCCGCAGGAAACGGAGTCCAGCTTCTCGTTCCCGTGCTCGACAGCCTGCACCGCGTCTGGGTGCACAATGCAGGCGGCTTCGGGTTCAACATCATCAACACTCCGGGCAACAACAGCGGCAGCACCACGGGCTCCTACGACAACCTCTATGCCACGGGCTGCTATGCGCCGGGCTTCTACGGCAACAACCTCCACTCCACCACCATCAAGAATTGCGCCATGGAAAGCTGCGGCGGATGCTTTGTGTTTGACGGCTGCTGGTCCATGAGCGTCCTCAGCCCGCACTGCGAGCAAACCATTTTCCGCAACGCCAACATACCGGGCAAGTTCATCGACGTCCGCTCGGGCCGGGGCATCATCTTCTCTTCACCTTGGCTGATTTTGGACTCTGGCGGCAATGCTGCCAGCACTCCGGTCGATTTCAACCAGCTTGGGACATCGACGTTGGTTTGCACGTCCCACCAATGGCTCGGAGGCTACATCAACATTGCCAACGGCACGACGGCACCGACCGTCCTGTTCAACTTTGCCGCAGGCACGACCTTCATCAAGGTGGAGGAGCCCTACATCATCAACACCGGAGGCTTGACCTTCAGCAACGCAGGCACCAACAACAGCCTCGTATATCAGGGCAACGAATTGCTGCAAGGCCCGGTCAGCGGCAAATACACGGGCACGAGCGGCCGCTCAATCGTCTTGGATTCGAACAACGGCGTCACCGTCACCACCAATCCGAGCAACGCAGTGAAGCTCGTGACTTCCGTGCCGGCCGTAGTCGGCGGAGCCAACCAAGGCTCTCCGCAGATTCAATACGTAGCGTCTTTCGACAACGGCACCACGCCGACGCAGGACTTGGTCGTGACGCAGTCCGTGCCCGGAACAGGGCCGAACCCCGTGATCTCCCTCGACGATACGCATTCGTCGGGTTCTCCCACGGGCTTCCAGCGCACCATCAATGGCTGGCGTTACGCCGATGGCTCCGGCCGCATCGCGCCCAACCGCACGATCACGGGTAATGGCGACACTGCCTTTAACGCAACTGGCGTGAACGTTCTGGGGACAGCCAACAACGACCTGCTGACGGTGTTCACGATCAACCCTCTGTCCGTCAACGTGGGAGTGCTGACGGGGGTGAACGTATACGGATTGTATGGGCACCTGAGCACCGCGACCTACACGGGAACTCCGGCGATCACGGCCGAAGTGGTGGCACAGGGCAACGTCAACGTAGGCACGCTCAATTATGGTTTCTACGAGCCGGGCGGCAATCCCAACTTCCTCGGCGGAGGCTTGATCGTGGCAGGCAATGCCCCGACTGTAGCTGCCAACCAAATCGGCATCGGCAAAGGCACGGCAACAACCGCTACGGCAGGAACCAACGGCGCTGTGCCCGCTCAGGTAGCGGGATATTGGATTCTCAATTTTGGCGGCGTGATCGGCAAGGTTCCCTTCTTCAACAACTAAGCCTCCTCCAAGAAAACCTGACTTCCTGACTCTCTTTTGAGGGACCACGTCCCGTCAGGAGAGTCACCCATGAGTCTTGCAATTTCACTTGGCGCACAAGCCATCAGCGGAAGCACGGCGGTAGCGAATGTCGGCTGGGACGGTCTGGACGAGAGCCAGAAGGTCATCAACGTCTACGGAGTATTCACTGCCTCGGGCAGCTACACGCTTGGCGGGGACACGCTGGACTTCACCAAGGTCACCAACCCCATCATCCCCAGCAGCTACGTGCCGCTCCAAGTTTATATCCAGTCGCAAAACCCCAGCGGCGTCAGCGGCTACCTCTATTCGTGGCGTCCGGGCACCACCCTTGCCAACGGCAAGATGCAGGTGTTCACAAGCGGCGCATCGGGCAGCCCCCATTCCGAACTCGCAGCAGGAGCCTATCCCGTTGGCGTAACCGGAGACGCAATCGTCTTCAGCGCAGTTTTTGTCCGGCTCGCCTAAGCAGCCGGATCGTAATCGTTCTTTCGTAGCCGAGAATTATGCGGGGAACTAGATGTCTCACACACTTGTAGGTCGCAACGCCGTCACCACCGATACGCTCGGAGGATTGTTTCTTCTAGCCGCCCCCCAAGACCTTCCTGAAGGGGCGTCCCCGATGAACTGGGACGTCGATTTCAACAAAGTGGGCCAAGTCGTCACGCGCCCCGGCAAACAATCCGTGTATTCCTATGGAGGCTCGTCCCTCGGCCCCGTCACAGGCGGGCTTGCCTTCGACCTTGCAACTGGCGGCAATGCTTGGACGAATCCCAGTTCCATCCTCGCCAATGGCTCTACCTATGCCTCGATCAGCATCGCAAGCAGCGGCACTGCAACTCTTGCCCCAGCCTTGGGCACTACCAGCGGCAACGGCACAGCATGGACGAACCCCGGCAACATCAACCAAACAGGTCCGTCGAATTTCGCCACAGTCTCATTGACCATTCCCCTGAACCCCGTTCCTCCGGGACCGGGGCCGGGCGGCAACGTATCTTCGGTCTCGCCTACTTATGGCTACCGGGGCACCAACGTCACCGTCACGGGGACGGGCTTCGGAACCACGCAAGGCACGAGCTATGTGAGCTTCGCGGGAGTCGCGGCTCCCGTCGTTAGTTGGAGCAGCACGTCGATTGCCTGCACGGTGCCTTTCGGAGCCACGACGGGCATCAATCTTGTCCAAGTCATTGTAGGCGGGCAGTCGGGCAGCGGAGCCAACTACAACGTCATCGATACCCCGACCGGGGGCGGAGGAGGCGGCGGAGGCGGAGCTTGCTTCAGCGGCAATGTGAGGATCGAGACAAGGCAGGGATACCGGGCATTCAATCTTCTTCCCCCCACCGTCGAAATCCGGAACCAGACTGGCGTCCACACTGCGGACCTGATCACGCACGAACATTGGTCCGGCACGATGCTGGACATGGGCGGGGACAATCTCGTCACGCTCGACCACTGCGTAAAAATTGGGAACGAGTGGGTGCCAGCAGGTCTGGCTTTTCCAGATGCTCCCCGCGTCCAAGTCCATGACATCACGGTCTACAACCTTCACGTCATCACGCAGGAAGAAGCCGACCGCCATTACATCCTTGAAAACGGAGTAGTGGCCCACAACATCCTAAAAGCTTCCCTCGACCCAGTGGACTCGCAGCAGCTTATCGGATCGGGATTCACGTTCAGCATTCCCAATGGAGCCACAGTAGTGGGGCTGAGTGTCAGCTTCAATGCCTTGGCGAACGGCACGGGCTTCCCTTCCATCCAAGCCCAATTCATCCAGAACGGAGTCCCGGTCGGGACCACGCATTCGCAGAACGTCACCACGTCGAACGGATTTTACACATTGGGCTCCGCTACGGACTTGTGGGGAGCCAACTGGACCAGCAGCCTCGTGAACGGCAGCGCGCTGACGGTCGCATTGACGGCTGTGTGCACGGGCAACTATCCGGCGAGCAACAATTTCAGCCTCAACAGCGCGACGGTCACCGTGTATTACACGGCGGCGAGCTTCGGCGATCCGCTGCAAGTGACGGAGTTCGGGTTCTCGTTGCCCAGCACTTCCACGGTGCATGGAATCCAGATCGCCCTCAGCGGCTACACCGCGAGCACAGCGGCTTCCCTCAACGTCCAGCTTTTGCGCAACGGCCTGCCCGTGGGGTCGATCAAGAACGTCGTCATGCCTGCGGCACAGGGCACCATCACGCTCGGAAGCTCCGCCGACTTGTGGGGATTCAACTGGCAATATAGCGACCTGAACAACACAGCGTGGGGCGTGCAGATCAAGCCCGTTGGCTCGGCGAGCCAGTTCCTCAATTTCATCACCGCCACTATCTTCCAGCCGATCTCCGTGGCTACCAGCCTTTACGCAAAATCCTGCCGCTTCAACAACGGCAACATCAACACCCTGATGTGCGATGCCAACGGCACCATCTGGAACGAGAACGTCACCTCGAACCCCGGCGTGCTGAACTCCTTGTTCCAAGCCTTGGTGCCCGGCACCTACATGAAGAGCAGCACGGCGTTCAACCGCGAATACATGTGCTTCAGCAACGAACTCGGAGGCACGGATGTGCCGAGGCAGTGGGACGGGCTCCTGAACTTGGACCGCATCACGCAGGTGCCTCCCGGCGCACCGCCGAACTTCTCCGCTTCGCTTGGCGCGGGCAGCAACGCATCTATCACGAATTTCAGCATCACCAGCAATATCGTCAGCTTCGTCGCCAACAACAACTTCACCGCAGGCGAGATCGTCAGCATTAGCGGGCTCACCACGGGCACCTACCTGAACGGGCAGACCTTCAGCGTGCTGGGCACCGGGCTCACCGCCACAGGATTCCAAGTTGCATTCGTGCATGCGAACGTCGGAGCCACGGCGGACGCGGGCACGGCCACGCCGCAATACGGCTACCCGTTGTCCAGCATCACGCAGAGCGGTGCCAACCCATTGGGGCAGTGGCACCAGCTATTGTGGTCGGATGCTCCGGGCTCAAAGAGCGCAGGGCAGGTCATCACTATCTACTATGCGCGCAGCGACACGAACCCGCAGCCCGACACGACCTTGGTCAATGCCTTCAACAGCGGGCAGCCAGTCTACATCTACGTGACGGGAGCGGCCTTCGGCAACGGAGTGCAGCTTGTAACAAGCGTTGGAAGCGCGGTGCCTCCGGGTGCGCAGTATCCCCGCTGGTACCTCACTTTCGGCGCACCCACGGCGAACTACCAATACACAGGCTCCAATCCCGGCATTCCCGGCACCTACCAGATCACCGCAGCCACGGTGACGGTTGCCACGCCTATTCCCAACGCAGCGCCCGGCGACCAAGTGGTCATCAGCGGCTCCACGCCCACGGGCTGGAACGCCACATGGTCGGTGACGCAGAACACGAAGTCCGGCGTCTACACCATCACTCAGACCAGTATCAGCAGCAACACCGCCACCTACAATTGGACGCTGGTCAGCGGAGCCGCCCCCGTGGCAGGGCAGCTTGTCACGATCACAGGCACGCTCAATGGCGGAGGAGTATTCAACGTCACGGACGCCGTGATCGCAACTGCGACTGGAACCACCAGCGGCACCTTCACCATCACGAACATGACGGTAGGCACAGTGCCGAGCCAAAGCGAGAGCGGCACCGCCAACAGCAGCGGCACGGTGTTTGTCATCGATCCGGGCTTCAAGTTCCTCGGCACCACCACGAACCCGATCTTTGGCAACTCGACAAGCGGCACCATCACAGTAGCGGGCAGCACGTCCCAGTTCCCCATCACGCCGGGCACCAAGCAAGGCGTATGCCTGTTCGTCACGAGGAACGGAGCCATCACCGGGGCGTCCGTATTTTTCACCTTCACTGTCGGCCTGACTGCCAACTACATTTACGCAAACCAAATCCCCATCGGGCCGCCCAACACCATCAAGCGCATCATCGCCTTCACGGAGAGCGGGCAGAACGGGATCGCGGGGCAGTTCTTCTACTACATCGGCAATCCCGTGCCGTCGATTTTGAACAACCAGCAGGTGACCTTCAGCAGCACGGTCATCACCGACAACACCACTACGACCGCAAAGTTCACCTTCAGCGATGCGGTGCTCGTCAATGCCACGGAGATCGACATTCCGTCGCAGGACTACTTCAACAACATCGAGCTTGGAAGCGCGGCTTGGAACATCCCCTATGCCAGCCGCATGTTCTACGGCTTGGTGCAGAACAAGGTCTACAACTTCAACAATATGAGCTTCGACGGCGGCTACCTGCCGAACCCCGTCACCAACACCCTTACCCCGTTGGGCTGGACTCTCGATGCCTCGTCGAACCCCGGCGCAGGCAATCCCTCGACTATCACGAGCTTCCAGATCGCCAGCAATGTCGTCACCGTGCAGGCTTCCAATGCCTTCGTGGCGGGGCAGCAAATCACCATCACGGGGTTGACCACGGGCACTTACTTGAACGACCTGACCTTCACGGTGCTGGCTGCCGGGCTTTCGGCGACCCAGTTCGCGGTAGCGTTTGCGCACGCCAACGTGGTCAGCACCGCCGACAGCGGCAGCGCGATCCCATTGCAGCAGCAAGGCACATTGCTGGTGTCGCCTGTGTTCGGCAACAGCTACTACATCAAGAACACCACGGCTGCCACGCAATCCCTGTTCGGCATGATCACGCAGCCCGCCTATCAGGACGCATACGGAGTGCCGATCATCCGGCCGAACGTGCTTTACAGCGTCCGCGTGACCTGCCGCTGCCCCAGCGGAAAGACGCAGGGCAACCTGCTCGTTGACCTGACGGACTTCGACCCGAAGACCGGATACGGCATCACCTACGGCAAGTTCACGGCGAACTTCTCCTCCATGACCAGCAACATGGCGATCTTCACGGGCGCGTTGCTCACGACTCCGTTCAGCGGGCAGGTGAGCAGCCAGTTGGTGCTGAGGGTCGCGGCGCAGAACATCGTGCACTACGGAGACCTTGAGATCGACCGCATCGAGGTCTATCCGACGCTCCAGCCCCTCGGCTTTCCCACTACTCCCGTGGGGATCATCGGCAGCTACGCGGGCTTCCCCGAGCAGATCGACATCAACAGCGGGGTGATCGACCTGACGGACAACAACATCCAGCAATGCTACGGCGGGGCGGTGATCAACAACATCCTCTACCTGCTGAAAGAAAATTCGATGCACAGCACAAAGGACACGCCGAACGCGGAGCCCGGAAATTGGGACGTATCCGAAGTGAGCGACGAGGCGGGAGCCTGCGGCATACACGCCTACGACCGTGGGGAACAGTATCTCGTCACCGCTTGCCGCAACGGGCTCTATGCCTTCAACGGCGGGCAGCCCCGCAAGATCAGCCCCGAAATCCAGCCCATGTGGGAAGCCATTAACTGGGCCTACGGCTTCACCATCTGGGTGAAGAACGACGTGATCAACAAGCGCATCCTCGTGGGCGTGCCGATGGCCACTGGTCCGGGCACCGCTTCCTTCCAATGGCTGCCGAAGGCTATTCCCAATGCCAACCCGACTTCGCCGAACGTGATCCTTGTGTGCAACTACACGGGGTTGGATTCGTTCGATGCTCTCGTGAACGAGCCGGGCGTGCACGTGACGATGTTCGGAGCATTGGCGGATTTGGAAATGCGCCGCAAGTGGACGGTGTGGACCATCTCCTCGCCTTATGCGGATTTCATCTACAGGCAGGACGGGCTGAGCCGCCCGCTGTTCCTTTGCAACGGAAACGGGAACGGCAAGGTATACCAGCTTTCCTTTTCGCAGCTATCGGACGACGGCGTCGTGCCGATCAACGGGCTCTACGTGACCTATGGGCACGTCAACGCCGCCAAGGCGAAAGAAAATCCGCTGTTGGGCTTCACGCAGAAGCGTTGGGTGAAGTTGCAGCTTACTGCCGGGGGATCGGGAAGCCTCAAGATCACCCTGCTGCGGGAATCGCTTGGCGACCCCAAGCCTTGGGTCGTGCTGAAGCAGCCTTCGCTCACTGCACTGACCACGGACTATGTGCGCAACTTGAATCTCCGGTCGAACCGCGTCTTTGTGCAATTTGAAACCCTTGGGCTCGGAGCCGCCATGCAGGTTTCCAAACTCATTCTTGTGGGCAACAGCGACAGCCACAGCCCCATGCCGATAAAGCCGGGGGTCTAACCATGGCGCAAAACAACCAGCTTGACGGAGGCGCATGGCTGAACGAGGTAGGACAGAAACAGCCCCGCCTCGCCGCCTTGCTCCAGAAAATGATCGACCACGTGAACAACGGCTTCAAGGCATTGGCGGCCACCGGGGGCGGCGAGATCGGTCCTCCGGCTCCTCCCGCCAGCGTCACGGTAAGTGCTGCCGCAACTGGCGAAACGGTCCACGTGCAGATCAGCCATCCCGATCCCTTTCTCCAAAAGGGGGCACAGTATTTCACCCACGTGGGGGTGAACGACCCGAACTTCGTCCAGCCCCTCACCATCGACCACGGGGCGAGCAGGACTCCGCATCCCTTCACGCTGCCCACCATGGACAGCGGCGGAGCCACGGTCAAATACTATTTCCGCAGCTTCGCCCAATACCACGGCTCCGCAAGGTCTCCCTACACCTATTGGGGCACGGAACAATCCCCCACTGCCGTAACCCTCAACGGCTCCACCAAGCACACATTGCTGCCATCCACAGGCAGCGGGACGGGCGACAACTCAGGCAGGCAGCCAGCAGGCTTGGGAGACACGCTCGTGAGGGCTCCGGGGAACAAGCCGAAGCGGACCTTGGGGAGCGTTTAACGTGATACGGGAATCATTGGTAGGAGCGGCGGTGCTGAGGGACTATCGGGCGGAAGATTTCGAGGCTGTCCGTGCCATCCATGAGTCCACCGGGATCGACTACGCCTTTCCTGACCTTGAAGATTCGAGATTTTTTGTCCGCAAGGTTCTGGAGGTAGATGGAGTTGTTGTAGCGGCTGGAGTTCTGCGGGTAAGTGCCGAGGCATATCTTTGGCTTCGGCGAGACGACTGGGGCGACAAGGACGAAAAGTTGCTCGCTATAGAGGCTCTGCAAAGAGCAGGTTTTGAAGAGGCACGGCAGAAGGGAATTTTGGAAGTGGTTTGCTGGGTGCCGAAATGGATTGAAAGATTTTTTGGGAAGCATCTGAAAGCCCTCGGTTGGTCACGAGATCGAGAGGACTGGGTGACTTGGAGCAGGGATACCGATGGACTATCTGGCGGGACACAAAAATGAAAATTTATAAGAAGCTTGTTCTACAGATGACCGACACCATCGGTGAGTATGTCCGAGTTTACGAAGACTCCTACGATCACGATGGCCCGGTCATGCTTTGCGACCGCGCCGCACAGAAGTCAGCCAAACAAGCGGCAGCTACCGCAGCCTCCCGTGCGTCTACGTTGGGGCAAGAAGCTCAGGGCGAACTCAAGCCTCTGGAGCAATTCGACATTCAAAATTTGACCAACCCGCAGGGATTCGGGCAGCGAGGCGTCATGGAAATGCTGACTGCCGCCGAAGCTGGAACTGGCGGCGGGGCGGGAGACCTCGTCACGCAAACGGAGCGCGGCGCGGCTGCACGACACAACCTTGGCGGAGGCAGCAGTGCGATGGAAGATGAAATTTCCCGCAACCGCCTCAAGGCATTGGCTTCGACGTCCGAAGGCATCGCAGGGCAGGACGTCCAGCTTAAGGAAAAGCAGCGCGAGGGAGCGGCAGCCGACCTCGGGAATCTCTACGGGATCAACACCAAGGGCATGCTCGACTCCATGGACATCCAGAACAAGAACATCAACACGCAGGTCGAGGCAGGCAAGAGCGGATGGTTCCAGAATTTGATGCAAGGGATCGCAGTCGTAACTGGCGCGGGTAAAGCCGCCTTCGGCAAGCCGGGCGGAGCGGGGTTCGCAACATAATGGCCGTCTTCTCACCAATCGCTGGTCCGCAGATGTTGGGGCAGCCCACGAACCCGGCATTCATCATGCCCACGGACGACGTTGATCCGGAAGAGGCCCTGAAGAAGCTGCGCCAAGCAGCGACAATCAGCCCCATCATGAGCGCGGCTACGCCGCAGCCCGGTGCGCTCGGCACAATTGGCGAGAAGCCAGCGACCGACATGAAGCCCATCGTGCCAGCGGAGACTTCCGACAAGGCACCCGCCGACGAGAAATCCGGCAAGGAAAAGTTCCACGAGCATCTTCAGGATTTGAAGGACGACGAACGCCGCCTCGAATACATGCAACATCAGGGCATGATCACCCCCGGCCAATACGTTGAGCATCGTGGTGCGCTGGAAAAAGAAAAGCAGGACTACCTTCAGGAGCACCCGTGGGGATCGTCCGAGTCCGCCCATCCGGGGGTTTTCGGAAAGATCGGCCATGTGCTCGGCAAGATTGGCAACATAGCGGGCGACATTCTTGCTCCGACCGTCATGGCAGACATTCCCGGTTCAGACATGAACCGCGCCATGCAGAAGCAAGGTGCGTTGGGGCAGATCAACCTCGGCTCAGAAATCATGAGTCGTGAGGCTGCTGCACGCAAGCCCACCGACCACATGGAATTGGAACAGTTGAAGAACGGTGCTGGCGAGCCCCTGACCACCACTGAAGGCTATCCTGTTTCACGGGACAAGTTCACGGGCAAGGAGTTCGTCACCACTCCGAAGGGAGACGTTCCCTTGGCTGAATACATGGGCGCAGCCTCCCAGAATGCCTCGCAGGCGGCTCCAGCGGCTCCTACAGCGGGTCAAGCTCCCGCCCCCGTTGCCATGGCTCCGTTGGCATCTTCGAATGCCCCAGCAGGTGCGTTCGGCACTATCCCCGGCGCAGCACCCGCAGCGGGCGGAAGCTCGACACCTACGGCGGCTCCGAGCACTCCCACACCCTCCGCATTGAGCCCGATTCCGGGCACAGCCCCGGCGCAACAAGGCGGCGCATTGGGTGCCATTCCGACTCCGGCGAAGGGGTTCGCTCCAGCGGCTCCGAAGCCTAAAGTTGGCAGCGAGGAAGAACAGTTCGTCAACCAATACCTGAAGGAAAACAAGCTGGACGACACGGCGGATAACCGCCTGACTGCCCGTCAAGCTTACAAGGAAGGCCCGGCTGTAGGCGACAAGGAAGCACAGAAATACAACAACCAAATCAAGAATGCCCTCAAGGGGACGAAGGTCGATGCCTCGGCATACAGCGTCGGCCCGAAGGATACCCTGTCGCAAGCCAAAGAGAGCCTCACGGCTGCCCAGAAGGCTGCTGCCGAGGATCGTGCGCAGAAATCCGCCGAGCGGGTCGCAGGGGCTCCCGAGGCTGCTCAGGCACGCAAGGACGCCCACACCATGGGCTATGCCATGGATGAAACGGGGCAACTCAAATACATGAGTAAAGCCGATGCCGACGCAATTCACAGCACGTTCGAAGAGATGAAATCAGGCGAAGTCAACAAGGACCGCCAAGCACTGCGCCAGCTTAACGACGTACAGAAGAACACATCTATGTATACGAAGGCGGCGAAGGATTATCAGAATGCGAATCTGTCGGCTGTTACCCGTGCGGACGACCAAGCTCGTATTCACGACATCCTGAACAAGGCCGGAATAGCGGACTTCAAGCTAAAAGGTCTCATTGATGTGGACCTGCCGCTTATCAGCGCCCTTTCAGAAGGTCTTAGTCGTGAATCAAAATCCGATGCCTATCTCGGACTCTCTCCGCAGGGCAAGGCTCTGGTTGATGGGTACATCCGCACGATGGCATCCATCCCCGCTTACCAGAAGGCTCTCACCGGAATTGGACGCACGAACAAAGAAATGCTCGACTTGGAATTGCAAAACATCGCAAATCCGAGCATGGACCCTCGTGATATTTCACGGAAACAGGCAGAGTTCCAAGAGAACATCGACCGTGCTACGGAAGGATTTCCGACCAACTTGCCGGGTCTTAAGACTCCTAAGCAAGTCCGCGAGGAGACGGAACGTCCGGCTCAGTCAAATGAGCCTGTAAATCCGTTCGGGAATTTTGACACTAGCAAGCTGAGGAACAAGAAGTTCTAACGGCAGCGGAGCCAGTAGATGAAGAAAAACAGCGGATTCAGAATGAAGAGCAGGAGCGCAACGGCTGGGTTCATCTTTCTCATGGAGAGCCTCTATGCCTTAGATACTGGAAGCTGGGGAAATGGTTCAGAAACGCACTAGCCGACCCCTTATTAGGAGACAACAATGCCAGCCTATTTGACACAACCAGCGAGCGCAGCGAACCGCAGGCTGCTCGTCCCCGGACGGCCGGAATACGTATTCGGAAGCCGCGACGGCAAGTCGAGCGACACGCTGTCCTACGTCACCAATGCCAGCCTGACGACCAACGTCGCCACGCTGACCCTCAAGCTCGCCGCAGGAAACGTGCCTATCGTCGGCCAGCTTCTCACCATGCTGAACTGCTCGGACTCGACCTTCAATGTAACGGGCGCAGCCATCACCGCAGTGGCGGGGTTCAACACCGGAGACAACTCCACGGGCACCGTGAGCTTTGCGCTCACCCACGCCAACGTGGGTTCCGAAGCGGTAAGCGGCTACGTATTTATGCCTGTGCCGGAGATCGCCGAGGCACTTGTCAACGGAGCCTCGATCCAAGTAAGCGTGCCGTTCAACGATCCCCGGATCGACCAGAGCCGCACGATCACCGCCCAGATGCAGTATCCGAGCATCCCCACCACCTGCACCACGACCTTGCAGACATCGGACGATGACATCAACTATTTCGACGTGGGCACCGTAGCGAGCGTCAGCGGAGGCGTGGTCACCGGGGGATTATTGCAAGCCCAGAATTTGTCGTCCCGCTACTACCGCCTGAACCACAGCAACGTCACTGGTGGAACGAGCCCGACGTGCGTCGGCAAGATCAGCGCCTAAGGAACCTAGATGGCACAGCAAACCTCATTCCAATACGCAAGCGTGCTCGCATTTCCGACGCAGGTCGCACCTACCAGCGTTCCTGCCGGGCAGGTCTACGTCTACTACGACGGCACCAAATTTCATGCCATTGACTCGACGCTTTCGGATGTGATCATCGCTGGCAGCGGCGGTGCGGTAACTTCGGTTTTCGGCCGCACGGGAGCCGTAGCAGCTACGAGCGGAGATTATTCCGTGGCTCAGGTCACGGGGGCGGCTCCGCTGGCATCGCCTACCTTCACAGGCACCGTCAGTGCTGCCGCAATCACTGCCTCGGGCTTGATAACCGCCAGCGCCAAATTGGGCGTGAACGCAACCCCGACAGCTACGCAAGACGTATCCATTACGAGCCTTGCGAACGGCAACGACATCGTCCGCATTATGCGAAACACGGACACCGCGCCCACAGGCAATGCGATCCGCGTCCAGAAAGCTGACGGAGTCACCGACTTATTTGTGGTCGATAAAAATGGAATCCTCACGAAAATCGCTGGCTTCACCACGGCAGGCAATGGCATTGCCATTATCGATGGGCTTCCAGCACCAGCGACGTTTAGTGCCGCTGCTGGCGTGACGAACCTTCTGGCGGCAGCCTCCAATCCCTCTGGCGGCGGACGTTTTCTTATCACATATCACGTTCAACTCACGGTCCCGGCAACCACGTCGTCCACGCTCGGCGGAACCAACGGGTTCCAAGTTTCCTACACCTCGCTGGACGGCTCGGTAGCCATTGCGAACATCAAGCCCACGTACACCATGCAGGCAGCCAGCTTGTCGGCCAACACCACGTCAACATTTTTCAGCGGCGATATTACGGTCGCTGCTGCGGGAGGCACGGCCATCACTTATATCTGCGACTACACCAGCGCGGGTGCCACGCCGATGTCGTATGTGGTTCGCACAAGCTGCCAGTTCATCGGATAATTATGATCGACCCCAAATCCATTCCATCACCTTACGTCTACCCATTGCTCGGGCTCCTGCTCACCGCTTCCACAGTGGGACTGACGTTCCTCGGCAAATGGCTCGTGAAGCTCGTCCTCAACGCCAACCATGCCTTCACGAACTGCCTGCCGACGATCCAGAAGAACACCGAGCAGACAAACAAAATTCTGACCGAATACGTCGCCTACATGAAGGGCCGGCACGACGCCAAAGTGGAAGACGGCGTAGGTTCTGACCCGAAGTAACCCAAAATCCACAGGGGCGAAACAAGGGCGAAATTAGTGCTTGCACCGCTGGGAATAGTTGCTATCATCCCCGATAGCAACTATTCCCAGTGGAGCGTGTTCCGGAATGCCGAAACAACTGCTCGTTCGCAACGTCCCCGAGAACGTGCACCAGTGGATCGACAGCCAGCGCCAACAGCACCAGATGTCCCAGCAGGAGTTCGTGCTTTCCGTCCTGCAAAAGGCATCGACGCCAGACCAGATACTCCCGCTTCCCTTCGAACAGATTCGCCGAGCCGATCCGGCTCCGGCCGAACTGCCTTTCACTTTCATCGATCTCTTTGCGGGGATCGGGGGCTTCCGGATCGCGCTCGAAGGAATCGGCGGCAACTGCGCGTTCTCGTCCGAGTGGGACAAATACAGCCAGAAGACCTACAAGGCGTGGTTCGGCGACATTCCGCAGGGCGACATCCGCAAGATCAAGCCAGCGGAAATTCCGGACCACGACATACTGGCGGCAGGCTTTCCCTGCCAGCCGTTCTCCATCGCCGGGGTCTCGAAGAAGAAGAGCCTCGGCCGTGCGCATGGGTTCAAATGCGCCACGCAGGGCACGCTGTTCTTCAACATAGCCTCCATCCTCGAAGCGAAGCGGCCGCCCGTGGCATTGCTTGAGAACGTGAAAAACTTAAAGGGCCATGACAAGGGCAGGACGTGGGAGACGATCAAGGAAACTCTCGAAGACCTCGGCTATGTGGTCTTCCACCGGATCATCGACGCAGCGCCGTGGGTTCCCCAACATCGTGAGCGGGTCTACATCGTGTGCTTCGACAAGCGGGTGTTCGGCGAGGCTCCGCCGTTCCGTTTTCCCGAGCGTCCCAAGACAGCGCCCAAGGTCCGGGACATACTGGAGCCCGAGCCTGACAGCCGCTACACGCTCTCCTCGCATCTGTGGAATTACTTGGTCGAATACGCGAAGAAGCACAAGGAGGCCGGCAACGGATTCGGCTACGGCTTGGCCGATCTCGACGGCGTCAGCAGGACGCTGAGCGCCCGCTACTTCAAGGACGGCTCGGAGATTCTCATCCCGCAGCCAAGGAAGAGCCCCCGCCGCCTGACCCCGAGGGAATGCGCCCGGCTCATGGGCTTCGACGATGCCCTGCCAATCGTCGTGAGCGACACGCAGGCATACAGGCAGTTCGGCAACGCCGTGGTGCCCAAAGTCGCCACTGCGGTAGCAATGGAGATCATCAAGGTATTCCGCTGGCAGCTTGTCCAGAAGCCCAACGGCTGCCTGCTCAAGTCGGCTCCAAAGCCTCAAGCGTTCGCCGCAGCGGGATAAGCCCATGCCCTCGCCTATCTGCGAACTCGCAATTGCGGAAGCCCTGCGCGTCGGCAACGCGCTCCTGAAGTTCATCTCGCCCAACGATGCCGGGATCACCGGGGGGCACCAATGCGGCTTCTACCTGCCGAAGGCTGTCAGGGAAATGTATGCCCCGTTCGGCCCGGACAAGGGTCGGAACTACGAATCCCAAGTCGAAGTTCGTTGGCAGGAAGACCAGCTAGTCACAAATTCCCGCGTGAAGTGGTATGGCAAGGGCACCCGCAGCGAGTATCGGCTGACCCGGTTCGGCAAAGGCTTCCCCTTCCTCACGCCCGAATCGGTCGGCGACATGCTTGTCCTCATTCCGTATGACCACCAAAGGTTCAAAGCCTATGTGCTCGACAATGACGAGGACATCGAGGAAATCCAAGCAGCATTGGGCGTCGATGTCACCGGGTTCTGGGGAGCCTACGAGGGAGGCAAGCCTCGGATCGAAACCGAAAGCGAATGCTTGGAGCGGCGGTTCCGCGAGTTCATCAAGGACTTAGATGATTTTCCGACCGGGCTCGCATTCTCCGAGGAGACCGTCGAGGCCCTGAAGGAATGCGTCGAGCAGTTCGAGAAGCTGAACGCGGACAAGACCATCGTCAGGTGCGTGGATACGGAGTACAAGCTGTTTCGGCTGGCGGAGCGCCAGATTTGCCAGCCTGAAATCCTGAGGGTGTTCAAGGACGTGGACGACTTCCTCAAAACAGCGTCGAGCATCATGAACCGACGCAAGTCCCGTGCCGGGCGGTCGCTCGAAAACCACTTCGAGTATTTGCTGAAGCGGGCGGAGATTCCATATGCTGTCCGTCCGCCCGAGGTTGACGGAGAACCGGACATCGTCATACCGAGCGTGGACGCATACAACGACGCACGCTATCCGACGAACAAGCTCTTCATGGTCGGCGTAAAGAGGACATGCAAAGACCGATGGCGTCAGGTGCTCAAGGAGGCGAAGCGGGTCAAGCAAAAGCACATCATGACGATCCAGCAGGGCATCTCGAAGAAGCAGTTGAACGACATGAAGGGCGACGGGGTGCAGCTAATCGTCCCCCTTGAGTTCCACAAGCAGTATCCGCCAAACTCGGACATGAAGCTGCTTCAAGTAGGAGAGTTCGTCGATCTCGTGAGGAAGCGGCTGGCGTGAAACGTGGACGTTCTCACACCCGAGCAGCGAAGCAGGTGCATGGCTGCCATCAAAGGCAGGGATACGAAGCCCGAGATCGCCGTCCGCTCGATGCTCGACGCATTGAAGGTGAAGTACGAACTTCACCGGGCCGACCTGCCGGGCAAGCCTGACATCGTCCTTCCTCGCCGAAAGAAGATCATCTTCGTCCACGGGTGCTTCTGGCACGTGCATGCCTGCCGCTACGGTCGGGTCAAGCCAGCGTCGAACGCTTCGTTCTGGAGCGATAAGCGAGGCAAGAACAAGCTGCGGGACGCGAGGAACCGGGTGGCTCTGCGCAGGGATGGCTGGACGCTGCTGACTGTGTGGGAGTGCTGGACTAAGAAGCCGAAGAAGCTGACCGAAAAACTGGCGAGCTTTCTCTCGGCTTAGGTGAATCGACCAGCCTCTCGGGCACGAACGGAATCCTCGGTTACTGTGAGACTGCGCGTTAGGTCGCCCCAGATGTAGGAAGCCTCATCCGTCCCGACCTCGGCTATGTGAAGGAAGTTCGGGGACACCGCCCACCTCAGCCTACCGCTCGCGTCGATTGCGCAGATTCTACTTCCAACGTTTGATGCCGTGGAGTATTCGCGGTACATGCGATCCGTCGCGGATTTCGCCGCCGCTATCACTCCATCCTCCGAGCCGTCGTGGGGTTCAATCACCCTGCCGAGTTTGAAACCATCACGGTCTCGCACGTCCCTGACAACCACATTCGTGAGCTTCGGCATCGTGTGCTATCGCTCCTTCCTATCCAAGTGTTCGGGCATGAAGGGGAACGCCGCCCGGAAGATCGCGACGAACCAAGGTCGCGGTAGCAGGAAGCTCACCATCGCAACAACCATCCAAACGGTGCAGATGCACTCGAAGAGGTTCGGCGGTGAAGGCGGCGGGCTGTCAGGGATCGGATAGGGGAATTGGCGGAACGCACACAGCGCAAGTAGAATCGTCCAAGCCATAGGCTCCTCGTCTACGCGAGAGTCTCGTGGTCAGGAACGTGTTCGGTCTGAACACCGGGCACGTTCCGCTCGATCACTCTGCCGCGTACTTCACCGAGTTGTCAATAGCGCAGAAGATGCTGGAGCGGAGCCGGGGAACTGTCGATCAGCTTCGCCAGTTGGCGGAATTTGTAGGGCTTGCGGAGCAGCGGCACGCCGATAGGCGGCTTCAAATCTTTCTCTGCTGTTTGCAGGACGAACTGTTGAAGCGGATCGATGCTGCGGATCGCAGCGATGAGATCGAGCCCGTTGCGGATGACGACCTGCGGGACGATCCGATAGTCCGTGATGACGATCTCTGGTCTGTAGAACTCCCACGAACGCAGACCCTCATCGCCTCCGCTGGCGCAGCGGACGTCGTGGCCATGCTCATTCAAGCTGTTCTCCAGCCAACTGCTTTGCAGGAGGTCGTCCTCGACGATCAGGATTTTCATCGGTGGCTCCAAAAAATTCGTTCAGGCAGTCCGCAATTTGCTTCGAGAACAGGAGCATGGGGCACTTGTGGTAGATGCACTGCATGTTGCGGAACACGATCTCGTTCACTTCCGTGTGGGTGATCCGAGGGATGCCTGCCTCTTCGTTGCCCAATGCCAATATCTTCTGCGCAAGCTCCCTCAGCCCCTTGGTGTCCAAGTCCGGGCGCAGCACCAAAGCGCAATGCAGGCTCGCCGCCTTCTTCCATCTCCTGAGGCTTACGGTCTCCTTGCCCATGGGCGGAGCCTAGCGCGGGGGAAGTACCGAGGCCAATGGGCCGAGGGACTAGGAGTTAAGCAGGCGAAGAACGTGAACGGGGATGGGAAGCTCCCACACGCCGCCCTCGGTCCGGATGTAGCCGAGCTTCTTCATGTTCGCCGGGGTCATGGGGACGCCAGCTTTCTCGGCGGCGTCGGCCCGGGCGATCAGCTTCTTGGCTGCGATTACCTGCTTGGCGATCTTGGTTTGTTTTGCCATGCCTATAGTCCGTAGTTGGGAACAGCTTGGGTTCAGCTAGAGGGCAGCCGAGGCAGGGCGTTTATGGGCTATGCGCAGCCTTTGCAACAAGTTAGCTTGCTGGTAGGCACCCAATAAAACGAGCTTGCAAAGCAGGTGCTCTCCCAACTGAGCTACACGCCCATCCTGATCAACTCAAAACAGCTGGTAAGTTCATAATACATCGATCACTTACGCTGGGTCCATTTGAGTCCACTGAGTCCATAATCG